TAAACCAATTTAGCACAAGATTCAGCTCCCATACGTTCTAAGAAATGTACTTTTGCTAATCCGGATACTTGAAGCATTTCGAACATGTCTCTATAAGGATCATCTGCTTGAATAAGCGTTGTATGATCCCACATATGATCCATCCATTGTTTCAATCCGTTGCCTTGTGGAGCCGGTTTGAATCCCGAATAATCAACTATCCAATTCATATCATCTAATTGTTTATCGATATCTGGTTCATTAGATGCAAACCAAACTTTAAATTTAAGTGCATATCCGTGAAGAAGTTGACAGTGAGAATGTTGAGCTTTCCATTGACGAATTGCTACTGAATAATTATCGAATCTTTTTGTACTTAAATAACGTGCCATAGTTTATTTTATTATATTTAATTGTTTATAAAATTCCAAATCTTTTTTTAAAATTTCTGATATCGGAATAAAATTATAACCAATATCATTAAATGTTTTGCCGATATTATTTTTTATATCAGCATAATATGCTGTAGATTGATCTAAACTTTGTAAATGTGATTTTCGTATACGTTTTGTGTTATATTTACATTTATTTGCTAAACTAGTTATATCAATTCCAATTGTTTTTGACATTGTTAAACTAGATGAAAATGTACCATATGGTGTAATATAAATTCCAGAACACTGTTGACCAACATAATATGAAGTTTGATTAAATATATCCGTCGATATCGATTGCTTTACATTAGTTAATAAATTTAATGCAACTGTCATATTAGGTCTCGGTGCAGGTTTATTACGTTGTTTTAGTTTTTCAATTAATTGAATTCTATCTAATCCACGAATTCCAGCGTATGTATTGCCACCTTCTCCGCCCTCAGCTATATTATAAAATTCATCTGATTCAACTGCATTAAATTTTGCAATCCAATAAATTTCGCCAGATCTGACCTCAGAAACAGTTTGATACCTTTCTAATATAGTTCTCTGAAAGTTAGATTCTCCATATTTTTTAATAGCTCGTCGCAATAATTTTCCGGATCCTAAATATTTATCAGTTTCTTTACCTTCGTATTTACCGATATATTTTTTACCAGTAATTAAACATGTAGTCATATATACAAACATTAAATACTCCTTTAATATAAATATATACAACCTCCATAATCAACAACCATATTATTTTGTTATTCCTAAATCCTTAAGTTGTTTGTTAGTTAATTTCGTAATCGGAGGAACATTACTAACATCTGGAGTTGGTTCTGATAAAAACATTTCCTTAGCTGATGTTGGTGCTTTACTCGATGTAATTCTTTTTAGTGGCTCTTTTTTAAAGAAGTAACCTGATATATCAACATACTTAAGTAACTCTTTATCGCCTTCAATAGTTGTTGTTCCATTTGCTACTTTAAGCATTGCAATCTTATATCCGAACTTATTGGATAGCCATTTAATAAATTTAACGTGTAATCTTTTCATATTAATTATAACCTTTTACGAATTGATAAAATTCTGAACGGGCATTACCATCTTCTAGGAATGCTCCGGATAATTTAGCAGTCTTCATTGAAGCACCTCCATGCTTAACACCTCTACATTGCACACAATTATGAGTTGCTTCAATCATAACTGCTACACCTTTATTGCGTTCAATAAGCTCATCTATTGCGTGATGAATTGCGACTGTCAATTGTTCTTGAATTGCACCTCTTCTACCAAAATGCTCTACAACGCGATTTAATTTACTTAAACCAATAACATTGCTATTGTCGCCTGGAATATATGCAACATGGACGAGTCCGGAAATGGTCTGATGATGATGGCTACACATTGAAGTTAATGGAATTCCGCCTTCGAATACAATACCATCATAACCGTCACTAGGAAATGCTGTGATATCTGACATTGGTTCATATCGACCGGCCCATAAATCATTAACATATGCTTTTGCAACTCTGCGTGGAGTATCGGATGAATTTGGATCTGACTCCCATGTTACGCCTAATGCGGTTAAGAACTGACCGTAATGATATGCTGCTTTGTCAATTATTTCTTGTTTTTCTTCTCGTGTTAAACGAGCATCGGGGCCTTCTAAAGATTGTTTAACTGCTAATTGCATTGAAACGCCGTTAGCAAATCCAGGGTGCACTAATTCTAAATTTTTTCTTTGTTCTTGTGTCATAACTTGATTTATTACTTATAATATAGAATAATTTATTGGGCTTTCAAAGTTTTTACAATAAATTATCAATTGCTGCACCGATTTTTTTATATACTGGCTTATCTCCATGCGGTTCAATATTTCCAATTGGTGGATTAATTAAACGAGCTCCGCGGGATTCATATTCATCTTGATAATATTTTCTAACTTGTTGTTCGTTATACTTAGAAACACCGCCCCATCCCCATGAACCTTGAACTGCATATATCTTGGCATTTGGAAATGTATCTTTCAATGCTGCAAATAAGCCTCGCTCATCACCAGAACCTCCATAACCACCGTTGGTCCCAATACATAAAACAACATTTTTTATGTTTGCACTAAGCGGATATTCAGCAACTCGGTCTCGCAACCAATTAACCCCTTGTCCGCCTTTCTGTAATGCAGAAACCATTTTTACTTTAGTAGATTGTTTTGCTACATATGGAGTTTGTGAATCTCCTATAATAATATTTTCTGATATATTAGATTCTTCTGGTTTATTTTTTTCTTTCTCAGAATTTTTATTAGATCTGAACATATCTAAAGATTCAAACTCATCTTCTTTTAACAAACTTTTTAATTTAATCATATAATCCTTTACATATTTGGATTGCCAGGAGTATCTATTCCGGATGCATCATAATCAGGTATACTTTCATATGTGTAAACTACATAACCAGATAAATTGATATTTGGTCCTATACGTAATACTTCACTTTCATAACCATATCCAGTTTCAGATGTTCGTATATTTTCTAGAAAATCTACATCAAAGATAAATTCATTTTCATTGTAATCAATTTCATATAAAATAGGAAATGTTTTTGTAAAATCATTATTTTTAGATGTATCATATAACATTTCAAATGCAAAATCTTTATCAATAGTCCAACCAGTTAATTCACTTTTAGATCGAAATGGAATTGAATCTAGTTTAGCCAGTTGTAGTGTGCTTTGTCCGCCAAATAATACTCCATAACGTTCTCCGCCATATTCTACATCTAATGTATACAAAGGTACTGGTATTGCATATTTATCTAATAAATCTATACGATATGCTTTATCAAAATATTTTGTTTGTAATTTAGTATATTTTGTTTTAAGTTTTTGTAATCGTTTTATTAGTTGTATTAATTTTGATTTATCTAAGTTATTAAATCTACCATTTAGATAATCAACTAACATATTATATTCGTTGTTAGTAAATATATCTGTATAATTGTTAACTTCTTTTAGTATATCTCGTAATCGTATCATATTAATAAATATCTTTTAATATGGTATTGCCCTTTTCGTGTGCAGGTTCATACGGACAATGTCGACAACCGTTACCGCAACAGCTTCCTCTTCTTTTATGATATGATTCAGTCATTACTCGACGACCATCCTCCCAGTAAAAGTCTGTTGGAAGGAGCTTGTTTCCAAACTCCCTCACAAAGGCTTGTTGTATCCAATCTTTTGATGCTGGCTGTATCATTATTTTATCTCTTTTGTTATTTTTATTTTATATCCTTCATATGATAATTTACGTTTTCTAGATGATTTTATAATAATATCTGTTTGTCCATTTCGTATTTCATCATTATTTTTCGAACATAATGGATATTCAGTTTTTAAATATCCTATACAATCATATCGTTTAACGAAATTCATATCAGTATCATATAAATATGCATACCCTTTCCATGTACTATTATTTGAACCTTTAGAATTTTTACTCCTTATGGCACGTGCTTCTGGCGTATTACATATTTCTTTCATTATTCGTTTACGTTTAGCAATTATATCTGGGTTTTGATTTGCTCGATTGACGCCATCTTTAACTTTTTTAGAATATTCTTCTGTTTGCCATAATCGTTTAGTATTTTCACTATGTTTTGTTCGATTGATATTATTCCAATATGATGATGCTTTTGATAATAGTTTTCTTGTTCTTTCTTGATCTTTTGCACAACGTAAACTAAACGTGTCGCCGCCTTCGCCTCCGATTGTTAAATTGTAACCTATAGATCTACATGTAGAATTATAATATGCAATCCAAAATTTTTCTCGGTCACACATATGTTGTTCAGATTCGCAATATTCTATTATTACTTTTTCAAAATTTTCTCTACCATACTTATTTATCGAACTATTTAAACGTTTACCAGAGCCTAAATATTTAGGATTATCGTGTTTATCTTTTCCGATATAAATTTTTCCGGTGATCAAATTAGTTGTTTTATAAATAATCATAAAAAGCTCCTTATATAAATAAATATAAGGAGCCTGTGAAATTAAATAATAGTACAATTGCCGCCTGCACAGGCTAGTTCTCCGGATAAATCTGTATTATCATCTAATTCAATAACTTTACTCAAATCTATATCAGTTAACGATTTAAGCATTTCTTCATATGTTTCTCGAGTAATGTCTTCGAAGGGCGCTTGGGTGTAGGTGCCTCCGTCATATGGAAGTACTGATAACCCATTATAATGATCTCTGTTGTTCCACATCCATTCTCCTGCTAATTCCCATTCATCTGCTTTGAGTGAAACCGTTGCAGAAACATTGTGTGTATTGTTTCCACTTCTGTGTCCTGGTTTAACCCATTCTAAATGTACTTTCTTGATACGCTCTAATAATGCAAATGGAGATTCTGTTCTTAATATAGCTCCTTCTGGTGCTTTTTGTGGAATAGAAATAACTGCAGTATCGTGTGGTCGGAAATATTCATCTTCAATAAGCTCAGGATGATTGATTGCTAAGTATGAATAAATTGCTTCATTTTTTCCAACTCGGATTCTTCTTACATAATAATCATTGTGCCAAGCGTGAATACCTGATGATGTTCCTAATGTTAAAGATGTTGTTCCTGCAGGTTTAACTGTGGTTGTACGAGCTGATTTATTAATTCCAATCAATTCTGCTACTCGAGCATTTGTTTCTTTAACTGCCTTTGCAGCTGCTTTCATATCATAACCCAATACTGTACCAGAACCTATACCTGTCATTGATACTCCAATTAACGCATCCTTTTCAGTTGTTCGTTTCCAAACCGGGCGAAGATAATGAAAGTCAGTATAACCTGCTTGAAGTGTTCCGATAAATGCTGCTGCT